AGAATTACTTGATAATCCAGACTCAAGAAGAGCTTCTATGGTATATCAAAGACCTAGTATATGGAAAGAATACAAAGAGAATGGCAAGAATGATTTTATCTGTACAAATGCTGTAACATATTACATTAGAAATAATATGCTTCATGCAGTTGTGCAAATGAGAAGTAATGATGTTATCTTTGGTTATAGAAATGACTATGCATGGCAAAGACATGTACAAGAAAGATTACAAGAAGATTTATATTACAATGGTGTAAAACTAGACCTAGGTTATATTCATTGGCATGTTCAGAATCTACATGTGTATGAGAGGCACTTCGACCTTGTCAAGTAAATGGGATAAAAGATATATAGGTTTAGCAAAACATATTGCTACCTGGAGTAAAGACCCAAGCACTCAAATTGGTGCAGTTGCAATCGGTGAAAAGGGTCAAGTATTATCACAAGGATATAATGGTTTTCCTAGAGGCATTGAAGATACTACTTCAAGATTAAATACCAGAGAAGAAAAATATAAGTATGTTGTGCATGCAGAAATGAATTGCATTTATAATGCTACATATAATGGTGTATCACTACAAGGTGCAACGATATATATTTCTGGATTACCAGTTTGTCATGAATGTGCAAAAGGTTTAATTCAGGTAGGAATAAAAAGAGTGGTTTATAAAGCAGATAATATACCACTCAAATGGAAAGAAAGTAACGAACAAACAATGGAATTTTTTAGTGAAGCAGGAGTACAATATGACAGAATTTGATCCAAAAGAAATTAAGAATAGTAAAAGAATTTTTAAATCAGCAACACCTAAATACGATATAAGTTGGTATGTAAAATGGATAGCATCTATTTTTATTTTATGTGCTTTATCAGTAAGAGGTATTGAAGGCTATCAATTTTACGATTTAGTCTTATCAATATTTGGTATTGCAGGATGGTTAGTTGTTTCTATACTTTGGAAAGATAGAGCACTTATTGTTTTAAATGGTGTAGGTCTAATCTTTTTATTGAGAAACTTATTTATGTTCTTTAACACATGACCAAAAGAGAAGAAGCATTAGTTATAACTATGGAAGAATGTGGCGAGCTTATTCAAGCTTGCAGTAAAGTCATTAGAACAAAAGAAGATACCAAATACGTCAGAAATCTACAAGACGAAATTGGTGACGTTATGTGTATGATAGAAATTTTAAAGATGAGCGGCTTTGTAACAGATAAACAAATCGAAGACCGCATGGATGTGAAAAAGAAAAAATTAATGAAGTGGAGTTTATTGTTCAGTGAGTAAATATTCTAAAGTATTACCATTTAAAGATGAAGTAAGAATAATAGACCAGTTTAAATGGACACCAGTATCTGTAATCAAACCAACAAAAGAAAGTAAAAAGAATTGGCCAGATGCTTACCTAGAGAATACAGAACAAAGAAGAAGTGATACTTCTGAATATTTACCTGGTTTGAAGTTTAGTGAATTTCATGCTGGTCTATGTGAGAATATAGTTCATTATTGGAGTATGGTTGGTGATACGATTGTCGACCCTTTTGCTGGTAGATTAACAAGAGCTTTTGTTTCTGGAAAATTAGGAAGAAACTATGTAGGTTACGATACAGCACCTAAGACAGTTAAAAAGGTTAATGATAAATTAAACGAACATGATATTGAAACTTCAATAGTATTAGAAGGTGATGGTTGTGAGATGCAACATACTGCTAACGAATCAGCACATCTTGTAATGACATGTCCACCTTATCATGACTTAGAAAAATATGAAAGTGCACCAGGGCAACTATCAGATATAAAAGATTACGATAATTTTATGGAAAGAATAGATGTCTGTGGAAAGAATATAATGAGAGTATTAAAGCCAGGTGGATTTTGTGTATGGGTTTGTGGTGATTGGAGAGACGGAAAAGAATACAAAACATTTCATTCAGATACACTTGATAGTTTTAGAAAGTCTGGTTTACTTGTACATGATATAATTGTAATGGAAAACCTATCACCATTTGCAGCATTACAAATTGGTAAAGTAACAGCTAAAAGATACACAAGCAAAATACATGAATATATCTTGGTGTTTAAGAAACCTGGTGAATTAGAATATAGCTCAGATAAAATAAGACTAGAAGAGGATAATGATTTAGGAGCATTTTTTAAATGAAGATAGTAATACCTACATATGCTAGACCAGATGGTCGTTTAGATATTTTAGAAAACGGGTGGATACCTGAAAATTATTATCATAATGTCTATGTGTGCATTAGAAATAGTATGACAGAGTATGACAGATATTCACACTTAGAAAATAAAGTTAATTTAGTTCCAATAGATTTACCAATGATGTCTGGCATACCAGAAAAAAGAGATGCAATATGTCGTCACTTTGCAGGTGAAAAGATATGGATGTGCGATGATGATATTAAAATTGTATCAACATATTTAAAAGACGACAAGAGTTATATTCTCAAAGATAAAACATTAAGTGAAGAATCTTTTTATGAATTAATTAATATGGCCACGGGATTATTAGAAGCAATGCCATTTGGTGTAGTCGGTACGGGATTCTTTCCACATGATAAAAAGAAACATCCTCTTGCATTAAATCGTTGGGGTGCATTTAATTCTTTTATAAATCTAAAGAAACTAACAGCAGATGATTTAGGTTATACAAGAGTAAAGTATTATGAAGATATAGCTGCCTGGTTAAGTGCTATAGATAAAGGGTATAACAATTTTTCTTTATTTAAATGGTTATTGATTATAGGTAAAGAAAAAGAAGGTGGTAATGTGGCAGCAAGAAACGAAGAGACAATGGAAGAAGCATCTAGGGTATTACATTCACTATATCCAGAACACATTAAATTACAAGATAATATTAGAGATAAGAAAAATAACAGAAGGGTTTATTTAAAAGTCATGCCAAAAGGCGTACCTAAAAATTTAGTTGACATTGACAAATAAACGTGTTATAATATACAATTATGGTTGGTAAAAAAATTGCAATAGTTTTCGGCAAGGGTCTAGACGGCTGTGGTGTCGAAAAGTTTGGTTATGAATGGCAAAGATATGATCCAGAAAATATCGATGTCTTTGCATTAAAAGAAAGAGCCTTCAATCGTGGAGGTACTCACATATCTGATTATATAGAATTTAAACCAGATGAAATGTCAACCATTGCAGAAAGATTAAACAAGGATTATGATATTGTTATAATCAATTCATATCCAAGTCCAATGCATAGTCAAAAGACAGTCACAAGTTTTTATCGTGATTTAATATTAAAAATAGAAGAACCAATATTAGTAAGTATGATGCATGAAATCATACAATCTAATTATGACCGCATTCCATTACAGGTAGCAATCTCTAATGCAGCAGATGTGGTATTTAATTTTTCTACACATACAAACTATGCAAAAGATATGGCAAGAATACTTACCAATAAAAAATTAGGTGAGAGAATTGCTAGAATGAAATTACCATTGACCTTAGATGATTTTCAAAAGTGGAGACTTACACATGAGAAAAAGAAAAGAAGATGTATCTATGCAGGTCGTTGGTCGTCAATGAAACAACCAAATGTTATAATTGACTTATGGGAAAGAGATAAAGACTTTCACTATGCATTACATGGTATAGAAAAATCTATTGGTGCTAAGTATGATGTCATTGACCCTTGTGATTATTTTAGAAAATATACAGGTACATATAACTATGACTCAGAGAGATGTGAATGTTTTGGAGAGTTTGATTACAATCAAGGTATGACACTGATATCAGAATCTATGTTCGGTTATAGTGGATTCCATCTGCCAAAGATGCCACATAATTATGGAGATAGATTTGAATATGCTCAAATGGAAATAATCGCATGTGGTACAGTTCCTATATTTGATAAACATTATAGTGAACACAATAGAGCAATTGATGGTAGTCTATTTGCAGAACATGATATTGCAATATGGAATGACCGTAATAATTTAGACAAAACAATAGAACTGATACATACAATTGCAGACGACCATACAACATATTATCAATACAACGAAGATGGTTTAGAATTTTTACATCAAGAAGCAGAGTCTAGTGTGGTTATACCTCACATGATAAGACATATATGTATTATGGGTAAACAAGAAGATAAGTGGAATACACAGGACTTATTGAGAGAAGTTTATAAGACTGAAGAAGTATATGACGAATTTAATTATTTACTAGATAATCATATCACTGCTCTCGGTGTAAAAGAAATTGATAATGGTGACCTAAGTTATTTTGAAAAGAAAGCAAGATTAGTTCACAAGAACGTAAGCGAATTAAATACACAATCATTGGAGGACTTCTTTGGATAGTATAGTAATAGACATTGACGATACTCTTTGTTATACCAAGCATGGTTACAAAGATGCTCAAACAAAATATGGTGAAGCAATGCCAAATACTATTATGATTGAAGGTGTAAGAAAGTTACACGCAAAAGGTTATAAGATTATATTACATACAGCTAGAAGAATGTTAACCTTTGATGGTGACATAGATAAGATAATAGCTGATGTCGGAGACATAACAAAAGATTGGTTAGAGAGGCATGAGGTGCCCTACGATGAATTAGTTTGGGGTAAGCCTTATAGTTCTACCTATTATGTCGATGATAAAGCAATGAATTTACAGGAGTTTAAAGAATGGACAAGTTCAATTTAATAATACCAGCTGCTGGAGCTGCGACAAGATTAAGACCTCTATCGTCTAACACGTCGAAAGTGATGGTACGTGTAAACGGTAAACCTTGCCTAGACTATATTATAGAGGCAGTCAATGGTGAAGTTGACGAAATAGTTGTGGTTGATGGACAGTTTGATGATATTCGTGAATATTGCAAAGTGAAACATCCCAAGGTAAGGTTTGCTACTCAACCTAAATTAAAAGGACCAAGAGATGCTATCAAAATTGGAATGGAAGCATTAGAAAGTAATTTTAATCCAGTTGTAGTTTGGTTAGGTGATGCAATTATCTTAGAAAAAGGATTACCTTTTGGTCATGACTTTTTATTAACAAAAAGAGTTGAAGACCAGTCAGCATGGTGTATGTGGGATGGTAGAAACTATTATAATAAACCAAAACAACCAGTAGAAAATTGTAATGCTCTTGTTGGATTATATTCTTTTAGAGACGGTGTTGCAGCATTAAATGCATTTAAACATACAGATGGATATGATATATCCGATGCACTAGAACATTACACAATGGATTCAGATAATCAATTGGCAGAATATATTACAGACCAGTGGTATGACATTGGTGACTTACCAACATACTATAAAACATGTGCTTCATTATTAAATCTAAAAGCTCGTGCATTTAATAACTTACATTTTGATTCTGATTTAGGAACAATAAGAAAGCAACCAGACTATCACGATAAAAGCTCATTAGATATTTTAAGACATGAAAAAGAATGGTACGATGATTTAACAGCAGAACAATCTATGTTTACACCTAGAATATTACCACACCCTGTTGATTTAATTATGTCATACGAGAGTGGAACATTACTAAGTGATTTAATGTTATATGATAATATACCAGATAGTCATTGGGATTATATACTAGACAGAATCTTTAATATTAAATTAAAGTATTTTAATAATAGAGTTACTGATATGAATTATATAAAACAATTCACTGAGATATCAGAAAAGATGTGGATTGAAAAATCTATGGACAGACTAAGTGGAATGAAATCTGGTATAAAAAATAAATTACTAGAATATGCAAGAGAGGTGCATGAAAACACATCACCAATATTTGGTATGCATGGTGATTTACATTTTGGTAATATATTATATAATCAACAAACAGACCAATTTAAACTATTGGATCCAAGAGGAGACTATGGTGGAATGCCAGGTACAGCCGGCGATAACATATATGATTGGGCAAAGCTCGCTCATGATTGTGTCTATGGTTATAATGCAATTGTTGCCGATGTACCACAAAACGAATATGTGAAAGAAGCATTTATTCGTAAGTTAGATGAATATAATTTACCTAAAGATATAATATTAAAAGGTGGATTATTATTACTTGCCACATGTATACCATTACATTATGATGATGTGGACAGACAAGAGAGAATGATAAAGAGGGTAGTAAATGAAATATAGTTCTATAATACCACTGATAGGTGGAGAGAGTGTTGCGGTAATGAACGTTTTAAATGGTCAATTGCCAGAAGAGGTTTTATCTTATAGTGGCTTTGCAGATAACGATAGTCATTACATTAATTATTTAAGAGAAAAGAAAAATTGGAAAGGTGAATATACTTTCCTAGATGAAAAACCTAATCATAAACCAAAGAAGGTTGATGTGGTAAATACAGTTTGTCCTTGTGCAGGTCTTTCATCTTTGTCACAACACAATGTTCGTAATGAAGGTCACAATGACTGGATGTACGAATCATCAAGATATGTGTTAGGACAAATACAACCAAAAGTGTTATGGGGCGAGAACGCACCAAGACTTGCAATGGAACCCGGTAAAGAAGTCGTAGCAAAGCTAAGAGAAATCGGAAAAGAGTTTGGTTATACTCTTAGTGTCTACAAAACAAAATCCTTAGTACAAGGTTATAGTCAAATAAGAGACCGTACATTTTATTTCTTTTGGAAAGGTGATAAGGTACCTCTATTAGATTATATACAAAGACCACATCAAAAGATAGAGGACCTATTGAAATCTGTAAAGAATGTCAAAGGTGACCCTATGAGTGAAGTACCTAATAAGAAGAAACCATCAGACGACCCTGTCTATAAGTATTTCCTAGAGAAAACTGGATTGACTCATGCAGAGTTTGTCGAAGCTTTACCACAACCTAATATGAATCTATATGACTATATGGATTATATCGGTAATGAAACCAAAGGTGGTAGTGGTAAGACTTATGCTGGTTGGTACGAAGTATTAGAACATGTAAGTAAGAACGAAGATGAACTCTCTGGCAGATGGGCAAAGAGTTTACAGAGAATGATTGATAAGCAAAAGGCAGGTGGTAGTGTAATGAGAAAGAGTACACAATTTCCTAAAGACTTTATTGGAGCCTTTGTTGGTCATTATCCATCTATGCTTACACATCCCACAGAAGATAGATTCTTAAGTTATAGAGAAATGCTATCTATCATGTATTTGCCTGAGGATTTTGAATTACTAAATCCAAAGAAATTTACAAACCATATATGTCAGAATGTACCTGTAAAAACAGCCGAAGACATGATGGAACAGGTCATAAAGTTCTGTGAGAATAAACTAGATTTGATTGATACTGATTATATTCTACAAGATAACAAAAGAAAAGTACACGAATATGCACAAAACAGTTTACAATTAGACCAGTTTATGATATAATGACCATATTAAATATAAATAATAAAGGAGTGATATTATGCCAAGTATTGATTTAAGACCAAGAAAAAGACATCCAAAGGATAAACGTCCTGCAAGACCAATGCCTTTTGATGTGGCCTTAAGAAAATTTAAGAAAGCCTGTGATAAAGCAGGTATAGTGCAAGAGGTTCGTAAGAGAGAATTCTACGAGAAACCGACAGCAAAAAGAAAAAGAAAAAAAGCTGAAGCCCGCTCAAGACATCTAAAAGAATTGAGAATGCAAAGAGCTTCAGGATTTCCAGAAAGGAGGAGCAGATAAATGTCTATAATGGATAAATTGAAAAAGAATAGTAAAGTAAAAACTACTGATATATTATCAGAATCTATACTGTTTAACGAGAAAGATATAGTAAAGACAGATGTGCCAATGGTTAACGTTGCACTTTCTGGAGATATAGATGGTGGCCTAAGTTCAGGTTTGACTGTACTTGCAGGTCCATCAAAGCATTTTAAAACTTCATTCGCATTGCTCATGGGTGCAGCATATATGAATGAACACAAAGATGCGGTCATGTTGTTTTATGATTCAGAGTTTGGTTCACCCCAAAATTACTTTGAATCTTTTGGTATTGATACTTCAAGAGTATTGCATACCCCAATAACAGACGTAGAACAACTTAAATTTGATTTAGTTAGCCAATTGGAAAACATTGAAAGGGACGATAAAGTTATTATTGTAATAGATTCAATTGGTAACCTAGCATCCAAAAAAGAATTAGAAGATGCACTGAACGAGAAATCAGTAGCAGATATGACAAGAGCTAAAGCATTGAAGGGATTGTTCCGTATGGTCACTCCTTATCTCACTATGAGGAACGTCCCTTTGCTTGCTGTTAACCACACATATCAAGAAATAGGATTATTCCCTAAAGCAATTGTATCAGGTGGTACTGGAATTTATTATTCTGCAGATAACATTTGGATTATCGGTAGACAACAAGATAAGAAAGGTACAGAGATACAAGGTTATCATTTCGTGATTAACGTAGAGAAGTCAAGATTTGTCAAAGAGAAATCTAAAGTACCAATCAGCGTATCATGGGAAGGTGGTATACAAACATATAGTGGATTATTAACTGTAGCACTGGCGGGTGGATATGTCACTAAACCGACAGTCGGTTGGTACGCTAGAGTTGATAAAGAAACTGGTGAAGTTATAATGCCTAAGGTTAGAGAAAAAGATACCTTGAACAAAAAGTTCTGGGACCCTATTTTTAAAGAAACTGATTTCAAAGAGTTCGTGAAATCTTATTATTCTATTGGTCATAAACCATTGCTTGACATTGATTTAGACATACCAATGGAGGAATAGATGGCAAGAATATGGAAGATGTTTCATAAATTTATGAAATCTGGAAGAATAAATAAAGTTGTTAAGATGATAGAAAAAGCATGATAACAGAAGCAGATTATACATTTATAGAAAACCCTTCACATCCACTACATGGTGTTAAATACTTAAGTGGTGATTTTAAAGATGTGACGGTAATTTATGGAACAGTAAAAATCAAAGAAAGTCCTGAGCTCGGTTATGCGAGCTTAGGGTTTACTTTTCAGATATTGGATCCAGCAGACTATACAGTAGATGAGCTAAACGAGAGTGAAAGTTTTAAAGATTATATGGGTAGAGTATTACAACATATAATTGAAAATAATTTAGAGGATATGAAAATTGGAACAGCTACAAACACACATACTGAGTCACCTTCTTAATAACGAAGAATATTGCAGAAGAGTTATTCCCTTTATCAAGAAGGAATATTTTGAAGGCTCACATAAAACAGTTTTTGATTTAATCGTTTCATTTGTTGGAACACATAATAAATTACCAACAGGAAAAGTATTAGATTTAGAACTCAGAAAAATCAATGCACACGAAGATGTATTGAATCAAGCCTCTGTATTAATTACAGAGATTAGTAATAAGTCAGATGTTGATACTGACTATCTTATACAAGAATCAGAAAAGTGGTGTAAAGAACGTGCAGTTTATAATGCCATTATGGAATCTATACAAATCATAGATGGCAAAGACAATCAGAGAAGTGAAGGTGCTATACCTGAAATACTATCTGATGCATTAGGTACATCTTTTGACCAAGCAATAGGTCATGACTATGTTGATAACTCAGAAGAAAGATTTGATTTCTATAATACAAAAGAAGACCGTACGCCATTTGATTTAGATTACTTTAATAAAATAACAAAAGGTGGATTACCAAACAAGACATTAAACA